CTCGACGTGAGTCTTATAGGCGGCATGCCCGTCTTCATAAGCGTGGACGACATTCCCTTGCGAGTCTATGAGCTCCTTGTTCTTCTTTATCGCTTCCTCTGTGATCGGGATCCCGGTCTCTAACTTCGCCTGGAACTCGCCGACCTGTTCGGAGATGGGTGCAAAAGCGTCAAAGTCTTCGCAGGTTTCTTTGAGTTTCTTTACTCCATCCTCTCCCTCGTCTATCGTATCAAGGAGCAGTTTCAGGTCCCCGGAAGCTTCCGGCCCCTGTTGGATGATGGTGGAGAACAGACCCTCGGACCACTTATTGTCAAGCATGAACTCGAGGGCTTTCTCGACATTCCCGGAGTATTCCTCGATGCCCTTGCGCTGGTCAGCAATACGCTGTGCGAACTGGTCGATAGATTCTCCTGACTGTTCCGCACCCTTCCGGGCGGCTTCGCCCAGCTCTTGGAATTTCTCTTTCTGACTCTGAAGTGATGAGACCGCTGACTCCCTCGCCTTTTCATACTTCTTGGCGAGTTCTTCGAGCGCTTCCTCGGAAGGACCCGTGGACTCTGCGACATCATCCTGCTCCTCTGCAAATTCCTCGGAGGCATCCGTTGCGCCCTTGATCTTGCCCTGTAGCTCCTCGACCCTTGCTTTCTCATCTTCCACCACGGCGCTCATCTTCTCGATGGACTTTCCCGTTTTCTCGGTCTCGTCCCGGAACATGGCCTCCTGATCGGCGGCGCCGTACCAGTCCGTATTGTCAAGGCGATCCTGCATTTTGTCGTATTCTTCAGTGGCTTTATCAAGTTCTATCTGGTGCTGTGCAAGGCTTTTCGTCAGCTCGTCGAGTTCGTCCTGATAGATCGCCGCCTTGGCCTGTTCAATGAGTGCGTCAACGTTCGCCTCGAGGGCTTTGGTGTTGTCAATGATCTTACCCGTGTTCTCATCATAGGAAAGATTAGCCTCCGGCATGAGCTCGTTGAACTCCTGAAGGTATCCGTTGAGTTCGGCCTGCTCCTGCTGTGAAAGGCTCGTCCGGCTCCCGTATTCCTTTATCTTCTCCGCAAGGCTTGACAGATAATTGACACTCGCCTCGGTGTCTTTCGCCATGTCGGCATTGGCTTTGCCCGCTTCTCTTGCGCTTTTTGCGAGCGTGTCAGCGCTGCTTGCCGCTTCTTCCGTGGCAAGGGTCAGCCCTGCAATGCCACCCACGACGGCAGCCGTGCCGAGCACTGCGGCGGCTCCTGACAGATCACCAAATGCTGCCCTCAAAATCGTAGTAGCGGCGGTGCAGGCAGTCATTGCCGTAGTCACTCCCATGACTCCTGCGGCGACCCCGGCGAGTGCCATGACTATCTGCGGATTATCCTCGACAAATGCGGTCAGCGGCTCAAGTACGCTTATCCCTGCCTCTTTCATCTGGTCAAAAGTCGGCAGCAAGGCCTCACCGATTGAGACCTTGAGATTTTCCACGGCGGCTTCCATGCGCTTGTTGGTCATCTCGGAAGTGTCCGCCATTGTCTCAAAAGCCTCGTTGGCAGCGCCTGCGCTGTCTCCGATTGCTTCAAGGGAATCATTGAAGGCGTCAGCCCCATTATTAAATATGGTCAGAGCGCCTCTTGCTGCCCTGACATTCCCGAATAAATTCAGGAATGCTTCGGAATTTCCGTTGACGTGTTCTCCGAGGATCTGGATCACGTCTCCGAGAGATTTCCCTGATGCCATGAGCTCACCGAAACTCTGCCCGGTCTCTTTCTTCAGTATCTTGCCGACTGTGGATCCTTTGTCCGACAGTTCCGTGAGCATTCCGTTGATGTACGTGGTGGAGTTGGCGGTATTGACGCCGTTCTTGGTCAACTGAATGTATGCAGCAGAGAGGTTATCCAGCGACACGTTCAATCCTGCTGCCGTGGGGATGACCTGACCGAGACTCTGTGCGAGTTCTCCGACGGTCGTCTTACCTAAGTTCTGAGTCGTGACAAGCGCATCCATGATGTGCTCGGTCGTATTCGCAGACTTTCCGTAAGCGTTGAGCGTGGTGGTCAACACGTCCACGGCAGTGACTGTGTCAGTAAATCCGCCTCGGGCAAGTTTCATAGCATCAGCCACAAATTCAGTGGCTTCGCCAGCGTCCACGCTTGCAGATATTGCCTGATAAGTGGCTTCGGCGATTTCATTCGCTGAAGCGCCATAAGTGACCGCAAGCTCCTGTATCTCCTCGCCCATCCCGGAGAGCGTGCTATCATCCACCTGGGCGATGGACTGCACCTTGGTCATGGCATATTCAAACTGATCGGCGGCTTCCACGCACTCTCCGAGCGCTTCGACTATCTTTTCGGCAGTCTCCTCGAAGGTCTTGAAGACTTCATTTCTGGCGAAAGCCTCGAGCGCTTCGCTTGTGGTCTCTATTTCTTCTCCGGCTTCCTTGGTCTCTTTACCGAACTGGTCAATAGATGTGGCGCAATGGTCAGATGCGTGGGCAGCTTCATCGAGATACTGATCGGTCTTTGTCAGTTCCGCATTGTAGTTAGCCATATCCGTCTTGGCGGAGTTCAAGCGGGTCTTGTAGAGTTCAAGATTCCGATTGAGTTTGTCGTACTCTTCCTGTGCCTTGCGGACTTCCTCGCTTTCCTCACCGTGCTTCTGTTTTGCTTCATCGAGAGCAGTCTTCTGCTCTTTCAGTTTGTCCTCATAGCCCTTGACCACCCTCTCAAGAGCGGCGATCTGCTTTTCTGACTGCTGCATCTGCTTTGTGAGGACTTCGTGCTTGGCTTTCAGCGCTTCTTCGCTGTTTGCCGTGTTCTTATACTCGGCAGACAGGAGCCTCATCTCTGACCGGAGCTCTGTCTGCGCGGATTTTATGTTCTTGATGGCGGCGGTGTATTCTGGTACACCGTCAATGTAAATCTTTGTTCCGACTTTGCCCTGTGACATCTTCGCTTACTCCATGTGTGAAAACTTTGCGAGCTTCTGAATCTCTCTCTGTTCCTCTTCGGCTCTGCGCCTCTCGTCTATCTCCCGGCGCTCGGCTCTTATATCTCTTAAAAGCATGATGTACTTGGATAAGTACATGGCCGCTATCTCTTTCTCTGTAAATCCTAACTGGATGCCGTTTCTAAGTATCCGGGCGAAGTTCAACGGCTTGTCCTCATCCTCGCCCTGCGTTATTTTTTTTCATCTTCGTCCGGCTCGATGAAGTTCTTGTTGAACTCATTCAAGACAAGTTCTCGGAGTTCCCAGAAGTTCCCCTCAAGTGCTCCCCGAAGCTCCCGATCTGTGACTCCTGCGAGGTCATAGTCCTTTGCCATGCAGCCATTGTGGATCATCGCTATCAGTCCGTCTATCACCGGAGCCGCCTTGATGCTGGGCGGGTCTGTCTTCTTCTTGCGCTTGTCCGACAGTCCTTTGAGTTGTTTCTCGTACTCTGTGAGCGTGCCGTACTTCTCCTGCACTTCCTCAAGCGCCGCAAGGCTGAATTTAATCGGGACGTCCTCGCCCGCTATTCCGATTGTGGCCACCTCGCTGTTAAAGATAGCCCTGTGTATGTCTTTTCCTTTGCTCATCCGTTCCTCTCTCTGACTATAGGCGGAGCCGGAAGACCGACCCCGCCCCTCGTCATTCCCTGATCAGGCAGATACTTCGTAATTTGCCTGGGTGTTCAGCCAGGTCTCGGCTGCTGTGGTGGTGGTAAACGTCTTCGTAACGCTGAACGTCTTGGAATCGTCTGCGCTCGCCGTTCCGCTGATAGAGTCAGCGTTGAAGGTGATCGTCTCGCCCTGCGTGGCGGCGTTCAGCGTGGGCTCCGTGAATTTGACCTTCGGAAACCAGAAGGCATCGTAGCTCACGGCTCCATTGGTCATCCTTGCCACGTAGAAGCCGACGCCGACGTAGTTCGACTGATCATCGGTCTTCCTGATGATCGCCCCATCGCTCACGGTATGTCCAAAAAGGACCGTAGCCGCTGCGCTCGGAAGGTCGGACACATCAAGCGAAATCTGCCAGTCAGATATTCCGGTGGCGTTCTCTGCGAGAGCGTCGTCCGCATAAAATTTCACATCGTAGGTCGAAGGGGTTGCAGAGCCCTGTACGGCCTTTCCGCAAATGAAGGCGTCAGTATATCCGCTGGTGCCTTTCTTTGCTATGATCGGGTATCTCATTCCAATCTTAGGCATTTCTCTACCTCCTTAATGATTATCTGTGTAAATGGTTTCAAAAACTGTCTGAAAGTTGTAATCGGACTTGCTGGAATCCCCCAGCGGGGTGAGGTTTGGTCCCCATATTTCATCCACCGTGAAGCCTTTTGCTTCAAGACTGTCACGGATAAGGTCTATCAGCGCCGAGGGGTTGGTCTTCCGAGGCGTGTACAGGAGCACGTTCACATGACTTTCGTCATGCTGTGGCTTGTCGTCGGCATAATCCACAGGAGAAGCGGAGATCCACGAAAAGACGATGAACGAGGTCTCCGTCCCCGTGTACATTTCCTGCGCTACGGGCAGTCCCGTGTCCGTTGCAAGTCCCATGATTAACTTGTTGACCTTTGCCCTGCTACTCATTCGGCTCCGACCTTTCTGTTAAAGACATCCTGTATCTTTTGGGTGACCTCGGCTTCACAGCCTTTGGCGGCTCTTTCGAGGAAGTGCCGGGCGGGTTGACGCCCGTTGATGCCATTTTCAAGCCAGATGGCTTTTAAGGCATTCGATACGGGGT